ATGCTACGTATCTATTTAAAAACTCGACCATATAAATGCCTCTAGTATAGTACGTTGAGGGGATGACTGCCTTATCAATATTATTATCGGTGTCTCATATCTATTCTTCGCATATAAGTAAGAGTAAGCACATGAACACATATAGTTTCGTCATCATCCATTTTAGAGTCTAACTTAGCATCATAGGAAATAATGCTGTCTGTTGTGGCTTGTACCCCAGTATTTGTGTATAATTCATCGAATACTTCTCCCATAATATTAAGTCCTGCTCGGTAAGCATCTTCATAATTAGTACCCCTAACAGTAATAAATACCCTAACATCGTACTCTTGTGTTATTTTTGCGCCACCTAATGACTCAAAATTAGGTGAGTTTAACTCAGATATTAAAACGTGTATGCTTGGTACAGGTATTCTGTTAAGCATTTGTGAAGATATGTCGTAGCCATATACTATTGATGAGTCCGGTACTTGTGTTTTTAGATACATCCTATTACTATTTTTTAGTTGTTGGACTATTCCAAGACCCATCCTAGCCAAAGTATCTTGCGCGAAGTCAGATATTAGTAACTCTTCGGGTGTAAATGCACCGAACTTAGAGTAATATACAGCCGACCATTTTACGCTGCCGCTAGTATTACCCCAACTAACCGATGCGCTGCTTCCAGCCGCCCCTGTAACGCTATAATAGGCAACTGCGCCACTAAAGTCGTTGACTATTTCGTGGGTGTATAGTTTTGCTGCCCCACCTGCTTCTAAAGTTAGTCTTAAAATTAAAGTAACCGGATTCTCTTCTTCTTTTTTTATGTCTAAATCACTAATAGTAACTGTGCTAGCACCCACTAAACTTAATGATGAATTATTACCTGTTGATTTTACCTCTACTTTATGAGTACCATTATCTAAGGTCATAAGAACAGTATTAGTACTAGGTGCGGTAGTATATTCAAACGCAGCAACTAAGGTGTAAGAGCCGCCTGCTTCGGGGGTAATTGTATATTCGCCATTACTAATTAACCAATCACCACCGGATGCTGAACCGCTACCGCTAACCGACCAACTATCATTAAATGTACCTGTTAACGCAGTAGGGTCTGAACCTGTCATCCTACTATTCCAATACTGTGTTTTTGTTGCTATACTCATACTAACCACCTCTTGCATTCTTTAAGTGATTAACTAATCTTTTTGTTCCACCTAAAGGATGTGAGTTTATCCTAAAACTACCTGTTCCTTCGGCTGTTAATTCAGTTAAGTTTGCGCCCCTGCTACCTATAACACCCGTAGGCTCTTGTTCATGTGGTTGCCCAACATCATAAGAACCTGCGTTAAATGAAATAAATTGATTTGCGGCTTTACTTTGTTTTCTCCCATACCATAAAGAATTACCCACCACATCATACAAGTCTCCACTTGTTCTTTCGCTAGGGCTGTACTCCCCCTTAAATGCCCTACGCATACTTATAATTTCATCAGTAGTATTTACACTAGCAATAACTAAAGCCTCTTCCATAGCCATCTCCATTTTTATTTTTATTTCTTTATTAATACTTTTTGTTAATTCATTATACCCACTTTTGTCTAAATAAGCATTAAACTTTAAAGGACTTTTAGTATTTTGATTAACTCTTAGTGAATTAGTTGGTGTTCGTATATTAGATTTTCCAATATATGCTTTCATATCTTTTACTTCTCTATTTAATACAGCCTGTTGTTCATTTAACTCATTTACAACATTTTCCCTAAACTTACCTACGGCATCTATTCTAGGAAATCCCGCATGAATATAAGGTACTTTTGTAAATCCTTTCATACCCTCACCTAATCAACACTACCCAAATGGGCTAGCCTAGTTAGGTTAAATGTACCTCTTTCTCTCAACACTCCACCACGCATAGAGTTTTCTTGAAATGTACCTTCATCCTCCATGTAGTAAGCGGCTGCTATATCAGCACATATTTCTCTAAGAACATGAGCAAACTCTCCCGCTTGAACAGTAACTCCTGTGGCGTGGTCGGCACTAATACCACTAACGCCTGTTAGTATGTTAGAATCATTAGTATCTTTACCTGTCCAAGAAAAAGAGTCTCCATCTACGTTTCCATTACCTGTTGTGGTGAAGGAAGCAGAACTAGTCAAAGTAATACTAGTAGCCCCCGCACTTACTGCACCGTTAAGTGTAGTATCTGCTATTGATTTGCTAGGTACATTTCTACCGTAGTCTCTAAAAACTTGGTCTATATCTATTGTAGCCCTGCGTATAGCAAGTGTTAACTTAGATGCTGCTTGTGTGCGTTGGGCTGAGTTTAGCCCAAGTCTCATACCAACATCACTTGAAGTACAATAATAGACCATTACTTAACACCGTTCCTGTTATTAACACAAAAAGCATACGCTTCTGCATTTTGTTATACGCTTTTAGTGTCTTTTCAAGGTTTGCTAATCTTTGTGTAACATCTCTACACCATATATGCCATTCTTCTTGATTCATAATATCACATTTGTGTTGATAAACCCATAGCCCCTGCCACTATTGCTATTAACGCCAATGTAATTTTTTGTGTGTTTGACATATAGGATGCGATAAGACCATTAGTAACTTCTAATTCAGTAGCCACTTGTGCAAGTCCCGTTTTCATATCCATGTTAGACTGAACTAGTTGTTCAATAAGTCTTTCATGTCGTCTGCCGGTTTCTTCTAAATTATTTAATCTTATATTAATAACGCTATCTTCATTCATCCATACTCGCCTTCAATCGAGCAATTAGGTCTGCTTTCTTACCGCTAACAGCAAGCCCCTTTTCTTTTAGCATTGTTTTTAACTCAGCAACATTACGGGACTCAAGAGTTTCGTCTAGGGTTTTTAGTTCCGCTTTTGCCTCTACAAGTTTTTCCTTTACCTCATCTACGTTATCAATAATCTCATCAAGAGTTATTTTACCGTCAGCATTTAGGACCAAGAACTTTTTGTAAAGCCATACTCCTATTCCCGCTAATCCTACTAATGCTAGTAAGATTATCTCTATATCACCAAGCAAAGATGATGAATCTAAGGGTATGCAGTCTATCGTTTCATTCAATGCATTTAAGCAAGTCTCGGCTGTTGTATTGTTACTCATTTTCTTCACGCTCATATATTATTTGTTTTACGGCTGAGAAAGGAATAACACTAAAGGGTCTAGTCGCACCTACTCGATATAACTTGAATCCATGAAGTGTTTCTTCAATGTTTACATTGGTATATGATTTTTCGGGAGGACTATAAACAATCTTCCCCTTCCTCACGGCAGCCATAATACAACCAATACATAGAACCTACTTAAAAGGTTACTCTCCTAGAATACCACTTTCTAGCAGCATATCTATAATTTCTTTGTAATATTCATAATCATTTATAGTACATATTGATTCTATATGTGTATCACCTATACTATAATTAACAAAGGCTTTAGGACTTACAAACACATTATAAGTTTTTACGTAATTACCCACACTATCATTTACTTGTACTACAAGAGTAACGGGTGCTTCTTTTTCTATAACTTTGCCAGTAACATTGTTACAGGTAATAACACCGTCTCTTTCTAAAGTCTCTAAACTAAACGAAGGACCTACCATACCAAGAATTATTATTAAGGGAATAATATATGCTACGCTAGTGCTTTCGCTCATGATATTAACTACTATTGGTGTTAGTTAAATTATCTCCAACGTGGGCCTTCGGCCCATCCTACTAGACTTGTTCTACTACCTTTGGTAATAGGCGCAACTCCGTGTTCAAAGTATGATAAGAAACATATTACTGTACCTTTCTTAGCAAGTGCTATTGGGTCGGGATTTTGTGTATGACTAAATGTTAATTCTCCACCTTCATAATCTTCGGGGTCTGATAGTTGTACTACAATACTTACTTTTCTGTGCATACCATCTTGTCTGTTCCAATCAATATCGTGGTGCATACCATAGTGGTAGCCTATATCCATATATTCTGTAAATTGTAATGGTGGTAAATAAGATACTTCTACACCAAAATGTTCATTGGCTTTTTCTATATACCACATCATCTGTTCTGTAAGAGGTCTGTATTTTTCATCTTGTAACCATCTTATTTGGGTTTTCCTGTGGCTATCTTCTTTACCTTCACCTGTTCTAAAGGTAGATGCCGCTTGAGGTTCTGCTTCCTTTGCCGCCTCAATTATTTCATTCACTATTTCTTCACTCAACGCTTCTTCCCACATTATCCATGCGGGATGTTTCATCATTTCTGACATAACGTACCATTACATCATAGGGTATTTAAGGAGTATCTAACCACCAATAACGCCTGTTATCTGTGAAGTCATTCCGTTGCCGTATGTGATTGTGATTGTTCCACCTCTAGTATCAACCACCCATGCTGTAATAGTGGTGTCTATTTTACCATCAATGTCCACATTAAAACCACCGCCGCCGCCGCTACCACTAGGACCTGTTGGTCCGGTAGGGCCTGTGGCTCCCTGTGCTCCAGTTGGACCTGTCGCTCCAGTCGCTCCCGGTGGACCTGCTGCACCATCACTACCCGAAGGTCCTGTTGGACCAGTAGGTCCGGTAGGACCAGTAGGACCTGCTGCTGCTCTTGACACACCTTGTTCTTCTTCTAACTCTCCATAGTCGAACCAAGATGGGATAGATGGGAATACACCATCATCATGAAAAGTCGATTTAGTAGAAATAGAAGATAAGTTCTTCATAGCAGTTCTAAAAGTGTCAAGTTCGGCTTTCTCTGATGCGCTTAAAGTATCATAATAGTTCTCACCGTATGCGTTTTGTATTCTTTTCAACCATTCTCTTTGGGTTTGTTTTAGTGCTTTTTCTGCTTCATCTGCATTCTTAAAACTTCTGCTCATTTTTTATCACTCCTTCATTTCAAAGTAAAACACTACTCTTACTCTTCCCACTTGATTTGTACTTGTATATGATGACGGGCTAGTTAATCGTAGATTGAATGTATCACCTGCAACAAAACCAAGATTCGGTGATGCGGTTCTTGTATAGGAACTACCACCGCTTCCGGTTGAAGCCCAAGAATATGTTGTTGCTAAATCCGAACCGTTCTTTGTAATCTTGTGAACGAAAGAAGTAGACCCGGTTTCCGCACCGACATTACCTACGAACCAACGTATCTCCTTAAGTTCGCAATCAAACGGTATTACTGCACCCATTGGATTTGTTGAACCATCGGTGTTGTCTACGTTATTGACACCACTACCAAAAGAAAATCTCCAACCGTTTCTAAGACTTGATGAATAATATTGGTCATTCCATTCTGCTGTAATGAAAAACTTAGCGGGTGTTGCTAATGTTTCCCATCTACTCGAAGCACCGGGTGTATCGCCAAAAGTAGTAGAAACCGCCGCAATATAAGTACCGCCTTCGTGAGTAACAACATCACCTGTTGAGTAATTACCGTCAACCCAAACATCTTCCCATGAAATTGCACCAGTTGGTCCCGTAGGTCCAGTTGGTCCAGTTGCTCCTGTCGGACCAGTAGGTCCAGTTGGTCCTGTTCCACCGTCAGAACCGTCATTTCCCGGTGGGCCTGTTGGCCCAGTAGCACCGGGCGGAATCGTAAAAGCGAATACTTTCGATGTGTCCGGTCCACTAGCACTAATGGCTAAAGGACCACTTGCTACGGTGGGTGTACCGAAACCTGCTGCTGCCCCATTAGTTCCATCTGTACCATCTGTACCATCATTTCCGGGTGGACCTGTCGCACCTTGAGGTATTGAAAAGGCAAAGACTTTCGCTGTGTTAGGTCCACTTGCGGTTACTCCGATAGGACCTGTTGATGCAGTAGGAGTTCCAAACCCTGCTGCTGCCCCGTCGTTACCATCAGAACCCGCAGGTCCAGTAGGTCCAGTAGGTCCAGTCGGTCCGGTCGGACCAGTAGCACCGGGAGGTATAGTAAAGGCGAATACTTTGGATGTATTAGGACCACTTGATGAAATTGCTAGAGGACCACTACTTACAGTAGGTGTACCGAAACCTGCCGCCGCCCCATCACTACCATCTGAACCAGTCTCTCCCGGTGGAATTGTGAAAGCAAACACTTTAGCCGTGTTTGGTCCACTAGATGTTATTGCTAAAGGTCCACTAGCAACTGTTGGGGTTCCGAACCCTGCGGCGGGACCAGTTGGTCCTGTACCACCATCAGTCCCGTCTGCGCCCGCAGGTCCAATCGGTCCTGTTGGTCCAGTCGGTCCAGTAGGTCCTGTTGGTCCATCTGCTCCTTGAGGTCCTGTTGCTCCCGGTGGAATAGTAAAGGCAAAAACCTTTGCTGTATTAGGTCCACTACTACTTATAGCAAGAGGACCGGAACTGACTGTTGGAGTACCAAAACCTGCTGCTGCCCCATCATTACCATCACTTCCGGGCGGCCCTGTTGGTCCATCTGCTCCCGGTGGAATTGTGAATGCGAATACTTTGGCTGTGTTAGGTCCGCTACTAGATATAGCCAAAGGACCGGATGCAACAGTTGGAGTTCCAAACCCTGCTGCTGCTCCATCACTTCCGTCGCTGCCATCAGAACCCGGTGGCCCTGCGGCCCCCTGTGGTATCGAGAATGCAAATACTTTGGACGTATCGGGACCGGACGCTGTTACACCTATTGGTCCTGTTGACGCTGTTGGAGTTCCAAACCCTGCTGCCGGACCAGTAGGACCAGTAGCCCCAGTGGCTCCAGTTGCTCCCTGTGGTATTGAGAAAGCGAAAACTTTGGCGGTATTTGGCCCACTAGAAGAAACTCCTATCGGCCCTGTTGTAGCAGTAGGCGTACCGAAACCTGCTGCGGGTCCAGTCGGACCTGTGGCTCCATCATTACCATCTGCACCATCACTACCTGCGGCTCCTTGAGGAATTGAAAAAGCAAACACTTTTGCTGTATTTGGACCACTTGCAGTAACGCCTATTGGTCCGGTAGTAGCAGTAGGAGTTCCAAACCCTGCGGCTGCTCCAGTAGGTCCAGTTGCACCATCACTACCATCACTTCCGGGTGGGCCAGTAGGTCCAGTTCCGCCGGGCGGTCCGGTAGGACCAGTAGCACCTGTTGGACCTGTATCTCCTTGAGCCGCTAAGATGTTCCAGTAAGAAGTATTAGTTGGTAATATAGAACCGGATGAAGTGTGTGCTTGAATACAAATATAAGAAGATTCATCGGTTGAATAATACACGGCATCATCGACTGCATAAGCAGTTGAAGTAGCCCATGTTCCTTTCCATACTAGACCTTCGGGTCCTGTGCTTCCCGCCGGACCTGTTGGGCCTGTTTCTCCCTGTACGCCTTGTATTCCTTGAATGCCCTGTGGCCCCGTAGGACCAGTAGGCCCCGTTGCCCCATCACTACCATCTGCTCCCGCAGGTCCGGTAGGGCCGGTCGGCCCAGTTGCTCCCGCAGGGATTGAGAAGGCAAACACTTTAGCAGTATCGGGTCCCGACGCAGTAATTCCAATAGGTCCAGTACTGGCTGTTGGTGTACCAAAACCTGCGGCTGCTCCTGTTGGACCCGTCGCTCCGTCATTTCCATCACTGCCCGGTGGTCCTGTTGGGCCTGTGCCACCAGTCGCTCCGTCGCTACCATCGTTGCCCGGTGGGCCTGTTGGACCTGTTGGTCCAGTAGCCCCTGCGGGAATACTAAATGCAAAGACTTTAGCGGTGTTTGGACCGCTTGCTGTAATGCCTATCGGACCAGTAATTGCTGTCGGTGAACCGAACCCTGCGGCTGCACCATCTGCACCGTCAGCACCGTCGCTGCCTGAAGGTCCAGTAGCCCCTGTCGGACCTGTACTTCCAATTGGACCATCAGGTCCAGTTAATCCAGTAGGACCAGTAGGTCCGGTTGCTCCTTGAGGTCCGGTAGGACCTGTTGCACCGTCAGACCCATCAGCACCGGAAGGACCTGTCGGTCCTGTTGCACCTTGTGGAATACTAAAAGCAAAAACCTTTGATGTGTCAGGACCGGAAGCGGAAACACCAATAGGACCTGTACTGGCAGTAGGTGTGCCGAATCCGGCTGCTGTACCCGTAGGCCCGGTAGGACCAGTTGAGCCATCTAAACCGTCAGAACCACTAGGGCCAGTTGCACCTGTGGGTCCGGTTGGACCCGTAGGACCATCTGCGCCTGTCGGTCCGGTGGGGCCTGTTGCGCCTTGAGGAATTGAAAATGCAAAAATCTTGGCTGTGTCAGGCCCCGATGATGTTACACCTATTGGGCCTGTGCTTGCTGTGGGTGTTCCGAAACCTGCTGCTGCTCCATCAGAGCCGTCGCTACCTGCCGGTCCCGTAGGTCCGGCTACTGTTGAATCTGCTCCTGTCGGTCCCGTTGGACCTGTGGGTCCAGTTGGACCTGTTGCTCCTTGAGGAATAGTAAAAGCGAATATCTTTGCTGTGTCCGGTCCACTAGATGTAACACCGATAGGTCCTGTTGCTGCCGTAGGTGTTCCAAATCCTGCTGCTACACCATTAGGTCCGGTAGGGCCTATCGGTCCTGTTGGTCCTGTGGCCCCATCGGAACCATCCGAACCTGCTGCACCAGTAGGGCCAGTTGGTCCAGTAGGTCCGGCTGCACCAGTTGGTCCAATAGGACCAGTAGGGCCTGTGGAGCCATCTAAACCATCTGCACCGGCAGAACCAGTTGGGCCTGTGGGTCCAGTAGGACCTTCTGCACCAGTAGGACCTTGAAGTCCAGTCGGACCAGTTGGACCAGTTGGACCTGTGGGACCAGTTGGGCCGGTAGGTCCTGTTGCACCAGTATCTCCTTTGGCTGAAAGAACAGCCCAATAAGAAACATTAGGTGGCTCTTGGTTTGAGTGCGCTGCTGTGGCTATGTAAGAGTTACCGTTGTGTGTAACTGCGTCATCAATAGAATAAGTAGTGCTTGAGTTCCAAGCGCCTTCAAAGACTAAACCTTCAGGTCCTACCGCACCTGCCGGTCCAGTTGGGCCAGTAGCACCTGTGGGTCCTGTGGGTCCTGTTGGACCAGTTGCACCATCAGCACCGTCGGAACCGGCAGGTCCCGTAGGTCCTGTTGCGCCGGTAGGGCCAGTAGTCCCTGTCGGTCCAGTTGGGCCGGCAATTCCTTGAGGTCCGGTTGGACCAGTAGTTCCGGTTGCGCCTGTGGGACCAGTTGCTCCTGTGGCTCCCGTAGGTCCCGTTGGGCCTGTGGGTCCGGTGGGTCCAGTAACACCTACGGATGTAATTACCATCCATACATCTGTTGCTGTTTTTTTAACCACCGATTTAGTATATTGAGAAAGAGTAGCAGCACCATTAAGTGTAACGCCAGTATCGCCACTAATTGTTACTGTACCACTACCTATATTTAGTACGTGTATTTCAGTTAAGTCAACTAAAAAAGGAACATTAGCGTTAGTAGGTATGGTAAGTGTTGTACCACTACTGCTATTAAAAACAATTAATCTACCTTCGTCTTTACGAAGTAAAGTATAATTACTAGTTTTGTTTACGGTAGGTCTTACATCAACAGCCATACCACCAACAGTAGACCCATCACCATAAAACAAATACCCTGCATCAGCATCCTTATACAAATGTTGAGTATGAGGGGTTACTGCTAGTCTTTCACTTTCAGTAGTTAGAAATACATTTTTGTTATCAGTTACTTTTTCTGCCATGCTATACGCCCCCTGTTATTATTCAGTCTCAAGTCATCCATAAAGGTTTGCTAGGAAGATTACTATAAGCCTCATCAGGTGTATCGTAGTTTTGCGGTAAATCTAACAAAGCAGTACGATAATTTCTTAAATCTGTTTTTTGGGAATCCGTTAGATTTTCCCATCTTATAGCAAGTTGGTAGTAATCCATTTCCTTTAACAAACCGTCTCTAAAACCTCTTAACTCGTCCCATTCCATTTAATCACCCATTATTAAACTTTACCCAAAGAATTGCTTGACCGTTATTAAAATTAGTAGTACCGCTTTCTCTTCTTACTTGTATAATATCACCGGCATTGAAATCGAAATCTACATCCGCGCCTGTTCTAGTAAGTGTATATTGGAAACCATTAGTGTTTACTAAATCGCTAGGAGTGAAGGTAAAGTCTTTTGTTGTAGCACCACCGTTTTTTCTTATCCTAATAGTATTCGTTGCTGTGCCTGTGATTGCTCCACCGGCGAATAAGAATGTTGCTGCTGCTACTCTACCACCAAAAGGCATTGGATAACCATTAGGATTAGCAGTAGAACTTTGAACTGTTGGAACTCTAAAATCGACGGCACTTGTACCTATTGATGACCTTTCAAAGAAACAAGGATGAAGTGCGGTATTTGGGGTATCGTTTGTTCGACCTATGTTACTTATAGTTACCTTAACATTACCACCACTAATACTTGCTATATTTCCTACATTTTGTATTAAGTGATTTGAGTATATCGGTTTAGTTATTGTTAATTTGCCCGGATTAGTAGCACTTACATATAATATTTTTCCTATATCAGCAGGGTCGGATAAAGTATCATCTATTTGTGAAGAACTAATAGTAATTATACCATTTACTGCGGTATATCCCGTATTATTATCACCAATTTGTTCCATAACAAGACCTATCGCGGGCATTTTTGATGCAGTATCACCACAAGCCAAAGCGACTAATGGTGTATTGCCGTTATCATCAACATAAACTGCCGCACCTTTAGGTATAGTGCTACCCGTTTCATTTTTTACTTGGATAACAATGTGTGATTTAATTTTCTCAACTTCAATGAACTTTTCTGTTGGGTCGTATGTAAAGTCTGTATCTAAACCTACTTGGTCCATACCGTCGCCATAAAGAATTGCATTTTTCTCTAGGGTTTGTCTACCTGTACCACCATGAAATACTGGCGTGTTACTAAAAGCACCTATGGTTTCATAAACGCCATCTGCTATTTGCCTAAAGTTCCAATCGCCCCTAATGGTAGGTCTTTTTACACATTTTATAGATGCGGCTTTGTTATCAGTACCAACTTCACCATAAATCCTCCCACCATCTTTTATGACTAACTCATTACATTCTAATGTAAGGCCCGCAGGTATTTTCCAATAATTATCTATAACATCGTTTGTTTCTATTTGTAGTTTGTTATATTGAGCGTAAAAGTTTTTTGTTGTAGTATTACCAAAGTTTGTAGAGCCAGTAACAGGAAAATTAAGTGCGCCATAAGAAGATGTTTTAAGCGTCTTAAATCTAGCGGTAGTATGTCCAAACCTAAAGTATTCTCCGATAGCCGTCAAAGTACCTTCAAACAAAAACTCTTTGGTATAATCGTAGATGTCGTAGTCAGAAGAAGTAACATCATCACCATTAAAGTTTAACATATCAACAGAACCGTAATTGTTGAAGTCTGTTCTTGATACATCTGAATATATTTTTTTGGCTTTCATTTCTCCTGTATAAGTAATATTAGGATATGCGCCATCTACCATAGAGAAAGTTTGCGAACCAAAATTAAAGGTAAAAGTATCTCTTCCGGCATTCCAAACACTTGTATCTACCGTAAAATTAACCAATGCTTTAGTGTATGGCGCACCTGCGCCGTCATAAGTATCTACGGATGGTGCGCCTAAGAATGTAAATGTAGTTGTGCCTGCACCCCTAAATGTATTTTCTTTATGTACTAACAAAGCCCCATCTAATCTAACATCTAAAGTATTACTAAATGATATAATACCTGTGTAGGTAGATGCTATTGTTATATCGTGATATTGTTGTGAACTACTAATAGTTAATGCACTTATTGTACAGTCGTTACCAAGAGCGCCATCAGATGTACCGTCAAAAACAATACTGTCTCCATCTCCGGGCGCTACACCACCTACCCAATTGGCATCGTCTGTAAAAACACCACCGGCCTCGCTTCCATCCCATGTTATTGTACTACCCACCTTATCTCACCTCTATTGCGAAGAGAGAGAACCGGACAACTCGCCACTTTTTGTACCGCTTGTTTTTGCGGCTGTGGCCTTTGTATAAAATGCTGTGCCGCCCTTCTCTTCTATTGCACTTAATAGCGACTTCGCTTGCCTTTCAAATGAGGCTAACTGTTGATTATAACGAATATCTGCTGTACCCTGTTCTTTTTCGGGAACAACAGAAGGTATGGTATCTATAAGTACTCTCAAACAATCAACACATACCATAAACTTAATTGCACCTTCTATGTGTGCAGTAAGTGGTGCATTTGTAGAGTTTACACCTACA